CGTTCATTCGCTATTTGCAAATAGCGAACGCAAACGCCGACTGAAGGAACGCTCTTTAACCTAAACCATTAAGGAGAACCCTAATGTCTAAAGTCGTATATCGTGGTGTTGAATATGACACCACAGAACGCCCAAATCAAACGTTTAAGATTGAACCCCACGTAGAAATTTATCGTGGTACTATGTTTTACGTTGATGAAAATGGAAACAAACTCTCTATGGAAAGATCCAAAGGGGGTGTAAAATGAACACTTACTTCGTTCGTTATTTAAAGAAAAAAGCAAAGAAGGAAAAACTTCTTAAAGATGCACAACTGAATATGGCAAAGAAACCACAAATTGCTTGATATGAAGGAGGGTTGATTCCCTCCTTTTTTTGTGTTAAAATGCAAAAAGAGGATATAATTTTATGGACAAAGAAAAATTAAAACTCATTGTTCGTAATCTTGAATTGTTGGTTGATTCTCTCAAAGCAGAAGTTTATTCTGATGTTTCTGCTTATGAACCACCAAAAAAAACTTTAGAACAATTTGCAGATTACGACGAACTTTATGACGATGATGATGGATACACAGATTAGTAGAACAAAAAAACTTGTGAAACTTCTTAATAGATTGCTCAAGCAAGAACACTTATATACTCCCGAGCAACTTTTAGAAATGAAATCACAATTAAAAATTGTAAAACAAGAAATCGCAAATCTTGAAGCACAAACATCAAAAGGATTTGGAAAAAAATGACCGTAAAACTTATTTCAGTAACACCAGATGCAGAAAAAACAATGGCATTTATTGCACGAGTTTCTAATCCTGCGAATCAAGACAACGAAAACTATGCCAAGTTGCTTGCTTATTGTATTAAGCATAATCATTGGTCTGTTTTTGAGCAGTCTTCTATGACTCTTGAAATTGAAACGAATCGTGGTATTGCAGCACAAATTTTACGTCATCGTTCATTTACATATCAAGAATTTTCGCAACGCTATGCAGATTCTTCTTTGTTAGGAGAAATCCCTGTTCCCGATCTTCGTCGTCAAGATACGAAGAATCGTCAAAACTCAATTGATGATATTGATGAGGATGCAAAACAAGATCTTTGGTTAAAGATTAATGATCATTTTAAGGAGTCTATGCAACTCTACAAGGAACTTCTTGATAAGGGAATAGCAAAAGAGTGTGCGAGGTTTGTATTGCCCTTGGCAACGCCCACACGCATCTATATGACCGGTTCTTGTCGCAGTTGGATTCATTATATTAATCTTCGTTCTGCAAATGGTACTCAAAAGGAGCACATGGATATTGCACTTGCCTGCAAAGAAATTTTCAAAGAGCAATTTCCATCAGTTTCAGAAGCCCTTGAGTGGGTCTAAATAACGATACATATTATTAAACCTTATGGCAATTTATCCAATTATTCATAAAGAAACAGGTGAAAAAAAAGTTGTTGAGATGAGTGTCAACGACATTATGCAGTGGTATAAAGACAATCCCGAATGGCAGAGGGATTGGTCGGAAGGATGTGCAACTCCAGGTGAAGTTGGAGATTGGCAAAACAAACTTATTAGTAAAAACCCAGGGTGGAACGACGTTTTAGGACGTGCAGCAAAAATGCCTGGATCAAACGTAAAAAAACTCTAATATGGCAAGAAGAAATAGAAGAGCAGATCAACCAATAGGTGTTGGTCTTACAACTCGTCAAATGAAGCGTAGAAAACCGTTAAGTTTTGATTATTTGGTAGACATAGATCCCCTAACAGAGAATCAAAAAAAACTTTTTTATTCTTACGATAATGACAAACATATTGTTGCTTATGGGTGTGCTGGAACTGGTAAAACATTTATCACGTTGTACAATGCTTTAAAGGATGTTCTTGATGAAAAAAGTCCATATGAAAAAGTTTACATCGTAAGATCCTTAGTAGCGACTCGGGAAATCGGATTTCTTCCTGGTTCACATGAAGATAAAGCAGATATTTACCAAATTCCTTATAAGAATATGGTGAAATATATGTTCCAGATGCCCTCCGATGTGGACTTTGAAATGCTCTACGGAAATCTTAAATCTCAAGAAACTATCAAGTTCTGGTCAACTTCTTTCCTTCGTGGAACAACTCTCGACAATGCTATTATTATTGTAGATGAATTTCAGAACCTAAATTTCCACGAACTTGATTCTATCATTACTCGTGTTGGCGAAAACACCAAAATTTGTTTCTGTGGTGATGCTTCTCAATCAGATTTACAGAAAACAAATGAGCGTAATGGTATTGTAGATTTTATGAACGTATTGCGTAAAATGCCATCATTTGATATAATTGAGTTTGGTGTAGACGACATTGTTCGTTCTGGACTTGTTAAAGAATACATCCTTGCAAAAATGGAATTAGGTTTTTAATGTTTAATCATATTGATATTCAACTCCCCCAGTTGGAGCGTGAGACAATTGATGGTGTAAGATATTATAAAGTTCCTGATGAAGAAGAACTTCTCCGACTGGTCTCCATTACTTCGGTGACCAGTCATTTTAATAAAGAAATCTTTGTTAAATGGCGTAAAAAAGTTGGAGATGATGAAGCAGATCGCATCACAAAAGCGGCAACAAGTCGTGGAACTGATATGCACCTTCTTGTAGAACATCATCTCAAAAATGAAGAACTTCCAGAAGTTCAACCAATTTCAGATTTTCTTTTTAAAATTGCGAAAACTGACTTAAATCGTATAAATAATATTTACGCCCTTGAAGGGTCCCTATATAGTAAGCAATTAGGAATTGCTGGGACAGTTGATTGTATCGCTGAATATGATGGCGAACTGGCAATCATTGACTTTAAGACTTCTAAAAAACCAAAACCACGTGAGTGGATCGAACACTATTTTGTTCAATGTATGGCATACGGATGTATGCTCTACGAACTGACTGGTATTTCAGTCAAAAAACTTGTAATCATTATGGCTTGCGAAAATGGAGAATGCGTCGTTTATGAAGAAAGAGACAAATCAAAATACATCAAACTTCTCACCGAATACATTAGAAAGTTTGTTAGACATCAATTGGAATTATATGGAACAAAATAAAGAAATAGAGCAGGCTATACAAAGTAAGTTTTTAACTCCATCTAAGTTTGCTTTAGAAATTGAAAAAATAGTTGCAGAAGAAAATATAAACTACATTGATGCTATTTGTCATTATTGCGAAACAAATGGTGTAGAAATTGAATCTGTTACTAAATTGATTTCAAAACCTTTAAAAGAAAAATTAAAATGGGACGCAATTCGTCTTAATTTTATGAAAAAAACTTCCCGTGCTAAACTTCCTTTATGAGTCCTTTTGAGACATATCAAACTTATCTTTCGATGAAAAGTCATTTTACGAATAGTAAATATGACTTTTTTAAGTATGGTGGCAAATCCAGAGCAACAGTCACTTCATTCAATAAACGCAAGGACAAATACTGGTTCGAAAAAAGCTCAAGAAAATATTCAGATAAAGAAATAGTAGATTTTTTATTAGCAAATTTTGTATCCACAGACAACCCACAAAACTTATGGATTGGAGAAATTATCAATTCTGGAGAAAGAACATACGCAGATTGGATGCGGAGACAACAGAGTTTGACTTACTTGTTCAAAGAACAATCAACGGAATTGTTCTCAGAGAACGAATTCGAAACTGTGTTCAACTGTTCCAAAGGTCACCCTATAGTTCTCAAAAAGTTTCTAAGCGGGAAATTATCGCTAGAAACATTCGTAATTTACGACAAAATATTTGGTTTCTCAAAAACTTTTGATAAGAAACTTTTGGATCCAGTGTGGGAAACCGTCAGTTTAAAAATCAAAAAATACAATCCGTTTCTAAATATTGACGTATTTCAGTTTAAGCGTATTTTAAGGGAAATCGTTCAATGAGTAAATTTTTTGACTCTGATATTATTCAAGAAGAATTGAAAGAAATTAATAAATTGCAAGAAGAAATTTACGGAAGTATTCTTACGTTTGGTATGATGGACCGTGAAACAAAACTGGAACACATTGAAAAGCTTGAGGTTTTGTTGGAAAAGCAACGTGTAATGTATACACGTTTGTCTCTTTCAGATGACCCACAAGCGGTTGAAATGAAAGAAAATTTAAAAAAATCTGTTGTTCTGATGGGATTTCCACCAGAAACTGATATGAGTTTGCTTTTTAGTAGTATGAGTAAAACTATCGAATCTCTCAAACAATACGTTGACAGTTGAGAGAATCCTTGTTATAATATTCAAGTAATCCCCCGAATCCAATTAATCTGAGGTATCTAAATGGGCTTTGCCGATCTTAAAAAACAATCTAAACTTGGTTCCTTGACTGCTAAACTGGTTAAGGAAGTAGAAAAAATGAATACCGCTAGTAATTCTAGCGATGATCGTGTATGGAAACTGGATGTAGACAAAAGCGGTAATGGATATGCCGTAATTCGTTTCCTTCCTGCACCCGATGGGGAAGATCTTCCTTTCGTGAAGGTTTATTCTCACGCCTTTCAGGGTCCTGGTGGTTGGTTAATCGACCAGTGCTTAACCACTATTAACCAAAAATGCCCAGTTTGTGAGCACAATTCTGGTTTGTGGAATAACGGAACTGATGCAGGTAAAGAAGTTGCTCGCAAACAAAAGCGTAAACTAACTTATGTTTCTAACATTTATGTTGTAAAGGATCCTGCTAATCCTGAAAATGAAGGTAAGGTCTTCCTGTTCAAGTATGGTAAGAAGATCTTTGATAAACTCACTGCTGCAATGCAACCTGAGTTTGAAGATGAGCAAGCAATTGATCCTTTTGATTTTTGGCAAGGTGCCAACTTCAAACTGAAAGCAAAGAATGTTGCTGGTTATAGGAATTATGATTCCAGCGAGTTTGCTTCTGTTAGTGCTCTGCTAGACGATGATGATGCAATGGAAGCAATCTGGAAAAAGCAGTATTCTCTTGCAGAATTTGTTTCTCCTGATCAGTTTAAGTCTTATGATGAACTAAAGAAGCGTCTTCACTCTGTTCTTGGTTCTAAACAAACTCGTATTGATGAAGAAGTTGAAGACGAAGAAGACTATCGTGGTCCTGTGAAGGAACTGGATGATGATCTTCGTTCTGAACTGAACAATCTTCAACCCACTCGCCGTGCTGCTGCCCCTGCAGAAGAGGATGAAGACGATGATGCCCTCTCTTACTTCGCCCGCTTGGCAGAAGACTGATCAGGTGCTATAATGAGGGGAGCGAGATCTCCCCTTTTTTTATGAAATCTGATTTCTATGGTGATTTAACTCGAATATTATCTGCTTTTTTCAATCTATCATTTACATACTGTGAAGATTGTGAATGTAGCATTAATTGGCGACTATCGTTTAAAAATTGTTGTAAATAACCACGTTTTAGAACGTATATTGTCCTTTTCTCATCATTTTTTCTAGTTTCATATTCTAAGTTTGTTACTGGAACTGTAATATTATACTTTGTATCATATTGTTTTAACTTAGAATCATAAAAACTTACATATGAAGAAGTTATTTGATTATCAACTTCTGGTCTTGGAGATTTAAAATTATAATCAACAACTTGTCCAGCAGGTAAAATAAGTCTACCGTTAGAATCTTTAACTTCTTTTGTTTCGTAATGATGAGTTGAATTTATTTCTTCACCGTAAATATCATAAACAAAATTAAAAAGATCATTATTGGATAATGGCCATTGATCTTTTATGTTTATTATTTCTGCAGTGATTAAAACTACCCAATCTAAATTTGGAGATCCATAAAGTTCTTCTGCAACTTGGTCAGGTCTTTTATCTTCTTGTATTTCATACTTATCAAAAACTGTGAAGATATTTTGAAGATCATCTCTAATCTTTATTCTTTTAAACAGATTTTTAACTTCAATATACTCCGATGAAGAAGTTCTATTTGATAGAGGTGAAAGATATTCTAAATTTGGCAGTTCTCTGAAATATCCCATTTTAGAATCCTACTCCATTTGGTATTTTGTCATATTCATCTTCATAGATTGGAACTAATTCTTTAAATGTTAAATCCATGGTGATTGAAACTGGCGTTCCATCATAATATGTCGCATAAACATTTTCACCAGTATAATTAACTGACATATCAGTTAATGCTGCTGGTTTAAATTTATGTAAAAACTTGTGTTCATCAGGACCTTGTTTATATACCAAATCAAAAACATTAGGAGATTTTAAAAAAGTTCCTCCACCTTGTTTTGCTGCCATATTTTTTTTCAAGGATCTAATTATAAGTTTAACTTGTTCAGATTCTTTACCATCTCTTGGAGTCATTTTAAATGAAAACCTAAATGTTCTTAAAGTTACTCCATTAAATAACAATTCCATATTTGGGTTTAGGATTTGTCCTCTACTTCTTGCCAAAATCTGGTTAAGAGTGACATTTCCCCCGAAAACACCTGCTGCTTGTGCCGCCAATCCATCTAAAATAACCTTTTTTAATCCATCTGTTCCCATCACACTCTTAAGACCTTCTAATGCATTTTTTCCAGTATCATTGATAAATTGACTGACGTCATTATTATAAGGTGTTTTCATTAATGTTCCAGATGCATTAGCAATTTTTGCTGTAATACTATCCAAACTATCATCACTATAACTTACTGAATTACTGTCTTGAATATTTGACGGCATTGGTAGTAATATTATACCGTCTTGTGCCAATGTTTGTTTATATAATGAGGCAGTATTTAAACTAGCAGCAGTAGCGGCAGGAAGACTACTTCTAATTAAAGATGGTCCAGCCGCGTTATATTCTTTAATTGTTAATTGCAAATAATCAGTTTTATCTGTTATAGCTTCATAAGGATATCTTAAAACGTTTGGTGACATTATCCTTTTCTAACTATTTAGACGTATTTTTGTAAAAGGAACTTGTTGTAAATCTTTTATTTCTGATGTGTAAACTTCATAAAGAGAACCTACAATTTCATCCCATGTATATTGACGAGTTTCTCCCCAATGAAAATTAATTCCTCTAAACCCCCAACTAAAAACATCAGTTACTGCAACAAATGGATTTTGATCGTATCTTATATTTGGCGTCTTGGGATTATATACAAAAATGTAATATTTTCCAGTTTCTGGAACTTTTCCACCTTCTTTTAAAGATGCTATAAGATTCAACATAATATCATCAGCATCTTCTGTGCCATTTAAATCTTGAACTACTTTACGGATACGATTTATTTTTAAATTTGTATCAGTAAGAAGTTTTTCTTCTTGCTTTTTTCCTTTTGCTTTTATTGGTTTTCTTGGCATTTTAGATGTCTAATTCTTTTTCTGTAATGACTTTAAATTGCCATTGACGATCTTCACAAAACTCTTTTGCTGCTTTCCACTTTGCTTGATTTTTTGCATATTCATATGCTTCATAAAGATATTGTTTAGTTTGGCGCTTTGGTTTTGATGGTGGAGACAATTGCTTTAAAGGTTTAATTTCAATTAAATACTTTTTAATTTCACCATTTGATTCTTTTACCTTAATATAAAAATCTGGAAAGTATCTATGAATTCTATTGTCTATTGGAGAGCGATAAGGTAAGGCAATTTCTTCAGATCCCCACTCTAAAATTCTGTCGTTATTGTCACAATAAACCATAAATTTTCTTTCCCAAAGAGATCTGTATATAATATTGGTAGGATCTCCTTTGTATTTTTGTGGATATGATGGTTTATATTTTCCTTTATATGACATACATATAAGTAAAGAATCACTAAAATATTTAGATGGCAACCCCACCTGCAATAGGTCAAGTACATATGAATACTTTGCCAAGTTTTTTAAACTTGGCACGGACAAATTTATATCAGGTTTTTATAGAACCAGGGTGGTTATTAAAAGTCAATCCTAAAGATCCTACAGATTTTCTAGAACATTTGAAAAATGGTTCAAAACGTTATGGGAGTATAGATTTTAATCTAGATTTTAAAAATAAATTGAGTTTATTATGTTCTGAAGCAACAATTCCAACATCATCTTATGCCACTGCTGAAGTTAAAGACAATTTTATGGGCGTAACTCAAGAATTTGCCCATACCAGAATTAATACTGACATAGATTTTACTTTTTATGTTGATCGAGAATATAAAATCTTAGGATTTTTTGAAGCATGGATGGATTATATTTCTGGTGGAGGAGAAATTGCGTTAGATGATGTTAATGCCTTAGCATCTAGTAATTACTATCGAAGATTTCAATATCCAAATAATTATAAAAATAAATCTGGTTTTTACATTAAGAAATTTGAAAGAGATTGGAATACCTCTGGAGCACAAAATATATCATTTCAATTAATAAATTCATTTCCCAAATCAGTTACTTCGATTCCAATTTCATATGGAGAAGCTGAATTGATGAAAGTGACAGTAACTATGAATTATGATCGTTATATTGTAAGAAGAGAATATGCACCAACACAAGTTGGTAAGATGGAAGTTTCTCCTGGTATTTTCCAGATTGATTTTGATACTGGATATGGTATTACTTCCGAATACAGATATGCAAATGGACAAGTAGTTCCTTCATCTGTAGTATCTGCACGTGGATTACCTCCACTATAAGTGCAATAAATAATTCATAATGAATTGTATTGCGGATTATGCCCTTACCAAAGATTTCGACTCCGATTTATGAGTTAGAATTGCCATCAAATGGTAAAAAAATTAAATATAGACCATTTTTAGTTAAAGAAGAAAAAATTCTAATATTAGCATTAGAATCCGAAGATATGAAAGATATTACTAATGCTATTGTTCAAATTTTGAATGAGTGCATTCTTACAAAAAGTATTAAAATATCGGAACTTTCCATGTTTGATATTGAATACTTATTTTTGAATGTTAGATCTAGATCTATTGGTGAAAGAATAGAAGTTAATGTCACCTGCCCTGATGACAATGAAACGCAGGTTCCCATGGAAATCGACATTGATTCTATTAAGATTCAAAAAGATAAGAATCATTCCAATATTATTAAATTAGATGATGATATTTCTATGAAGATGAAGTATCCTTCTTTAGATCAATTTGTTGAAAATAATTTTGAATTTAATAATGAAGATACTGATGTTGATAAGTCTTTAGCAATGATTATATCTTGTATTGATATGGTTTATAATCAAGAGGAGTGTTGGTCTGCTGTTGATTGTACAAAAAAAGAACTTGAAGAATTTGTTGAACAAATGAATACAAAACAGTTTAAACAAATTGAAGAATTCTTCACTACGATGCCTAAATTGTCACATACAATTGTCGTAAAGAATCCAAAAACTAAAGTTGAAAGTGAAGTTGTTTTGGAGGGTTTAGCTAGTTTTTTCACCTGATGATGGCTCACACTAATGTTGAGTCATATTTTAAGATTAATTTTGCGTTGATTCAACACCATAAATATTCATTGTGGGAGATTGAAAATTTAATTCCATGGGAACGTGATGTTTATGTGAGTCTTTTACAAAACCACATAGAAGAAGAAAACGCCAAAGCGCAACAACGTGGAAATTAATCAAGTTTATAAAGCACCAGCAGTACCAAAGATTAGTAGAAGAAATGTTAAATCTTCGGTATTTTCTGGTGCAACCACGTCACAATTAACCCTTAAAAAAACATCTTTTAGTTTTGTAAAATCTTTTATAAAACCAAAAGTATCTTCATTATCACCAACTGAACTTCAAAAACCCGAAACTGAAATTAGAGAAAGACTAAGTATACCAAGTATATTTGGTCTTGGAAAATCTCTTGAACAAACTAATAAAGTTCTTGCAGATATAAAGAATCAATTATCTCTGGACTTTATTAGTAGAATCTTTAATGAAAAGAAGTCTTTAGAAGAAGAAAAGAAAAAAATAACATCAAGAAAAGTTGCAGATAAAGAAGCAAAAATAGAAAAAGGTGCTAAGGGAGGAATATTAGGTAAAAGTTTTGAAAAAGTAACAGCACCATTTAGAAGTATTTTTAATAAATTAATAGATTTCTTTTCTATTATCTTAACTGGTATTTTAGTAAATAATGCGTTTGAATGGTTAAAAAAGGATGAAAATAAAAAGAAATTAACAGAATTTTTTAAATTTATAGGAGAGTATTGGCAGGAACTTTTAATTATCTTTGCTGCTTATAAACTAGCAAAGTTAGTTGGTGTTATTTTTGGAATTGGATTAAAACTTAAAAAACTTGTTGGTTGGTTTAAAAATAGCTTTGGACCAAAACCTAAACCACCTACTACTACACCTAAACCCACACCTATTCTATCTAATCCAAAATTGAGTAGAATGAATGAATCTTATAGTAGATTCATTGCAGGTAAATCTAATATTATTGATAGATTAAGATTGATGAGAAGGGGAATGATAGGTCCCCGTCAATTGTTTACTAAAGGTAGTTTTGAAGCATTAAAAGGAACTGTTAAAACTCCTTCCACAACTCCTAAAATTCCTGGTGGTAAAACTTTTGGACGTGGTGGATTACGTGGTGGATTAGTTGGTACAGTAGCACTGACATTAGCAGAAATGTTTACTCCACAAATTCAAAGTGTGGTTGGTGATTTATATAATAAAATGGGTATTGGAATGGGTAATAGATCTGATGAAGATTTGAAAAAAGAATATAAAGAAGAATACATTAATTTTACTAAGTATAATGAACAACAAGCAAATCTTCCATTTGGTGGAAAACAATCTTCTTTTGAAGAATGGGAATTTGGTAGATTGAAGTTATTGCGCGATGAACTAAAAAAGAGAAAAATTAAATTTTCTCAAGGTGGAACTATTCCTTTTGCATCTTCAAGAGGAATAAATTCTCCTTATGGTGGAGTTCTTAATCGTTCAGGAACTGTCGGTCAAGGTGATCAGGCAGGAATTGATATGGTTCCTGCAATGACTAAATCTGGGAGACCTGTAAGATTAAATGTTGGTGAAGAAGTTACAATTACTAAAACATCTGAAGCAATGCGTTGGAGACCATTATTAAAAGATGTTAATGATAATGGGGCAAGAATGTGGCAGGCATTTACTAACGCGATTAAAAGGCAAGAAGAAGTTAATGTAATAGAAACTGGAAATACTGATAATTTTTCTGAGATTCTTGGAAACTACGAAAAAATCTTAAAAGATGAAGAGAGAAGACTGAGACAAAAGTATATAAAATCTATTGGCGGAACACCTGCTCCCACTCCGACTCCTACTCCGACTCCTACTCCTCCTACTCCTACTCCTACTCCTACTCCTACTCCGACTCCTACTCCTCCTACTCCTGCTCCCACTCCTACTCCTACTCCGACTCCTACTCCTCCTACTCCTGCTGCCACTCCTTCTGCTGCTAGTTCTTCTACTCCTGCTACTCCTGCCACTCCTGCCACTCCTGCTACTGGAGTTACTGCGGCACCAATGCCAAATGCTTCTCAATCAGGTGCTCCAGGAATTCCAGGAAGTTCAAATGCCCCTAGAATTGGAGAATCAGTCGGAAACCCACCACCACCAAAACCAACTTCCCCCGCCATTCCTGATTCTGGAATTCAACCATTAGATCCAAATAATGTTAAACCATTACAAGTTTTACCCTTTAAAACTGATACATCCTTTAATTATAAATCTTATTTTTCAAATTCCGTAAAGTTAGAACCAAATAATTTGCAAAAAGTATTTAAGGATACAAGTAACTTACTGGCATCTTCAACTTCATCTCTTAATGTGATTAATATGCCACTACCCCCAATAACAGTGGATAATTCAAAATCTGGCAGTGTTCCCGCACCATCTGGTAATCCAACACCTTTACCAAATATTTCTTCAATTAATCCTTTATATGAAGAAGACATTGCATTGACTGCTGTTACTTTAGGTATATTAGTATGATTGATACTATTACAAAAAGACTAAAATTAAATGTCACAAATATTAGAAGTTCTTTAATTTCTAACCGAAAAAAAATTAAAAAGATAAATTCTGAAAAGAATAGATTTGTTTTGGTGACAAAAAAACAAGAAGATGTTAAAAAAAAAGAATCTAAAATAGAGTCTTCTGATAAAATATCAGTTATTCAGTCTATAGGCAAAAAATTATTGTCTGGTCCTTTAAGTTTAATTGATAAATTTAAAGAATTTTTTGGATTAGTGTTATTGGGCATTGTAGTTAATAATTTGCCTACGATTGTTACAAAATTTCAAGAAGTTTTAAGCAATATACAACTTTTTTTAGATAAAAATCCTTGGATAATCAGTACGATTAAATGGTTTGGAACTAAATTTGCTGAAGGAATTGTTGGTCTTGCAAAAATTATTAAATCTGTAAGACCTTATATTGGCGGATCATTTAAATTTGCTCTTGATACACTTAAGACTACTAAAAACCAAATTGGAATGTTAATATCAACTTTTGATGAGTTAGATTTAAGTTTTGGTGGATTAATTAAAGATTTGAATGTTGATAAGATTCCAGATGTAAATAAAGATCCTGCAAAATATTCTGAATTTGTAGCTGGCGGTGGCAAAAAAGCTTTAGAACAAAAAGGTCAAACAGTTGATGAGGTTGTAGCGCAGGGACAAAAAAATATTCAAAAATATTATCCAACTCCATCTCCAAAACAACCAGAACCACAAGCACAACCACAAGCACAACCTCAACCACAACCGCAATTGATGCCCCCTGGATCTATGTATCCAGAACCACAAAAGTTTGCAAGGGGTGGAATTATAGGTAATATTCCATCTCAAGAAGGAACTGGACGAGGTGGACCTTCTGATGTTTCTAAAACTGCACCATATTTATTAAAACCTGGTCCAAAACCAACAACACGTACTCCTTATGCTCGTCCGGGTGGAACTGCTATAGGAAAAAGAACTATAAGAGCAATTAATTATTTTGAAAGATTTAAACAAAATGTTTCTAATTCTGAAGAAATATCACAGAAAAATGAGGAAAATAATAATTCATTCTTTAAAATTTTAAAAAAACTGAATGAAATTAAAACTCTCAGATTAAAGGTTAAAGATGATGAAGGTAATGGCGGAGGAGGAGGCGGAGGAGGCGGCGGCGGTGGTGAAGGAGGTGGAGATTTTACAGGAACTGCCGCCGATATTCCGCCAGAAGGTAAAGCACTTTTAGATGCTATTTCTGGTGCAGAAGCACCTGGATATAATTCAAGATATCCAAGTAAAACTTTTAGTAATGGATATAAAGATCATCCAAGAATTTCAGAACCAACACCAGATGGACGAACTAGTGATGCTGCTGGAAGATATCAATTTTTATCTTCTACTTGGGATTCTTATAAACCAGCAAAGGCATTTACTCCAGAAAATCAAGACATTGCTGCTTGGAAATTAGCAACTGCAACTTATGGATATGGAGAGGCGGGCATAGTTAAAGATCTTCAAAAAGATCCAATGAAAGTTGCCGATAAGTTAAAAGGACAATGGCCATCCCTTCCTGGAGGATCTCAACCAAATAATGCTACTTCAGGATTTTTAAGTAGATATAAAGCTGCTCTAAAAAGATATAAAGAATTAACTACTAAACCAACTGCAGGTGCTTTTAGAAATGTTTTACCTCAAGGAAATCCGCAATTTTCAAGTGGTTTTCAAACAAATGATAGACCTGGACATAATGGTATAGATATTGGTGTAGATGTGAATGCTCCCGTTGTTGCTCTACAGACTGGAAAAGTTGTTGATTTTTATAATAGTTTTGGTGGTGTTGGAAATGCAGTTGTAGTTCAACATTCAGATAAAACAAAATTAATTTATGGACATGTTGTAGCATCTGGTGGATTAAAAGTAGGTGATCCAGTACAAAAAGGACAGGTAATTGCAAAAGTTGTATATTATAGAGGACCAAGTGGAGAAGATTACACACATTTACATTTAGAAAGAGTTGTAGGTGGAAGGTGGGTTAATCCTATTCCACTTTTGAATTCTGTAGAAAGTAGCAGACAAGAAGATTTAAAAAGAAATGATCCAAGAAGAAAAATAGAACCTGGTAAATTAGGTCCGGTTTTACCAACCACAACAACACAGTCTATAATGGCACCAACTCCATCGGTTCCATTTGGTAAAGTATTTACATTTGTTGCAAGAGATGGTAAAAAATATCAAGTTCAATTTGGTAAATTTTTTGAATACCCATTGGGAATTATTCCAGTAGATACATCTAAAACAAACAATAAGTGGTTAATTGATGACTACAATAAAGCAGTTGAAGGATATCAAATTAACAAACAAAGTAATGTAAAACCTTCTTCAAATAGTGGAGGAGAAGGTTCTAATGCAGCATCTTTAATTTCTCCCAAATCTAAAAATTCTGACATTGCTTCTTTAGGTTCTGGTTTGGGTCAACAAAAAGATGTTGTGATAGTAAATAGAACACAACCAATAATCGTAAAAGATATTCAAACAATAGCAATGGTTACACCAGTACAAACAGATTCGGAAAGTAATAAAGTATCAACAACATCGCGCATTTTTGCTGGCGCTAGAGATAGTATAGGAGCATAAAATCATGGCAAATAACGCATCAATTTATTCAAATTATGAACACATGGTTATTGATAAAGACGGAAAACGAGTTGATTTTGTAGATTTAGACAATAAACTTTCAATTATAAATTTTTCTTATTATGAAAGTTTATTGTGTCCTCAAGTAACTGCAAATGTACTTTATATTGATTTGGCAAATTCTGTTTCTGCAGATTCTGCATATGATAAAGCTCAAAGAAGAGGAACTCTTTTAAATTCTCTACCAATTCGAGGAAATGAAAAATTTGAATTTATAATTAAGAGTAAGTTGGGATCTTTGAATTTTAAAACCAATCCATTAAGAGTTATTGCAGCGTCTTCACCAAAACAAGAATCTTTTAGAGAAGCCACAATGTTGTCATTGGGGTCTGAATATGGAATAAAGAATGAAACAAAAACGATGTATAAAAAGTATTATAATAGTATATCGCAAAATGTTTTTGACATTTTATCAAAAGAACTAGGAGTTCCATCTTCAAGACTTAATATAGAGCAGACTAAAAATCCATATGCGTTCCTGGGATCAAGTAAATCTCCATTTTCATTAATAACTTCTTTGTGTTCAAAATCAATTCCATTAAATGGATCTGCCGGATATTTGTTTTGGGAAAATCAAAGTGGATATAATTTCAGATCAATTGACTCACTAGTTTCTGCACCTCCAGTTAATATATCCACACCATACGTATATTATTCGGCAGCAAAAAGTAGTTTTGATAATGATGATAATGATTATAGAATTTATGCTTATTCTTTTCAAAAAAATCAAAATATTTTAAATTCATTGAAGTCTGGAGTATATAAAACAAAAAATGTTTTCTTTAACCCCTATACTTTTGAATATAGTGAACTGTATTTGGGTTTATCTAAATCAGGTATTAAAAGTTTAGGAAATAAACCAGAGTATCCTGGAGAATTTGATGTAGATGATGCTTTTACTAGAACTCATCATTTTATCTTAGACTCTGGAAACATGGAAGTTGGATTGAGCACTTCCATAAACAACGATCCAAGAGAATACCAAGCAAGAGCAGTTATACGTTATAATTTATTATTCTCTCAAATTTTGACAATGACAATACCTTGCAATCCCAATTTAAAAGCTGGGGATGTAATTCTTTGTTTATTTCAAAAAATGACATCCGAACAGAGTAGAATTTCTGAAGGTGGATTTGATGAAAGTCAGAGTGGTAATTATTTAATCGTTCATTTGTGTCATAACTTTGATACAAAAAGATCATTTACTTCTTTAACATTGGTTCGTGATACTTATGGTTTGTATAAATCACCATAAAATGTTTTCTATATAAGATATAAGATTATAATTTCCTATAACTATAATGTTTAAACCAGGTTTTTTTGGAAAAAATTCACCAAGATGGTTTATAGGACAAGTAGCGTTAGATCAAACTAACAATAAGACAAATCAAAGTGGGTGGGGAGATAGAGTTAAAGTTCGTATCATGGGATATCATCCTTCGGAAGGAACTTTACTTCCGGACAAAGATCTTCCCTGGGCAATTATTCTTAGACCAAGCACTCATGGGTCTCTAAATAGAACAACTGCAGCAATTGGTGGTGGTGAATGGGTTGTTGGAATTTTCTTAGATGATGATTTTGAAAAACCCATGATAATTGGAGTTCTTGGAAGATCTGATCCATCTTATGATATTAGTGGAAGTCAGATTAAAAGTCAAAAAAGCACGGGATTTCAAAAAACTTTAAATTGGTATGGGTACAATACACCTCAAAGTTATCATTTAAGAACTTCAGAATCCCCATCAGGTTCTGGATCTAAATCACCAGTTACTCCAACACCTCAAGAGTTTGGAATTAAGATATAAGAGTATATAAAGAACATGGCAAGTTTATCTGACGCTTTTAATTCAGACCAAACATTCTATAAGTTTGATATTACGAGTACAGGAATTTCTACTGGAACTCCTTTTGTTTCAGATTCTAATTTATTTTCAACCGCTGCTGGAAAAACATTCCAAGAATTGAATGAAATTGCTTGGCCTATGGCAGATCCTTGTGGACAAGGAAACATAGCCAATATTAACAGAATTTTATTAAACTTTTTTACCGTTTTAAAAGGAGTCAAAAAATATGCACAAAAATATATTAATGGATCTATAAATGCGATTAAAAATTTAACCGGAGAAATACAAGCAACTATACAAGGAATTGCTGGAGAATTAAAAACAATAGTTCAAAGAGTTAGGGAGTGGATTCTAAAAAAAGTAAGAGCTGGAATTGAAGACCTTTTGCAAAAGGTCTTGCCACCTTTAATGAAACAAATCAAAAGTGGTCTTTTGAAAGTGATCGTTGATCAACTCTTTTGTAAATTAGGAGATATTATTAAAAGTCTTGCTACATTAGTCGCTGATTTCTTATATTCTTTAGTTGGTCAAATTATAAATGCTCCTTTATGTGCTGCTGAGAATTTTACTAATGCACTTTTGAACAAATTAATGAATGATATTGATCAAGCTATTCAACCAATTTTGAATCAAATGAATAGTGCGTTGGGTGGAGCAACTAAAGTTTTAAGCTCAGTTTACGAAATAATTGATTTTGTTCTTGGATTTGAAGGATTCTTGTGCGACAAACCAGATTGCCCAGAAGTTAAACAGTTAAGAACTTCTCCATGGGCAGGACCTCAAAATGGAACCGATGACAACTGGTCTAAATTTTCCTTTGCAACAGATGCAACTAAAACTGTAAAGGGGTGGATGGATGATTTCTTTGGTCCTAGTAGTTCTGGTTACATTTCACCTGGAGGATGTTATAGTGGGACATTTCAATGCGGAGCTCCTCAAGTTCAAATTTTTGGTGGTGGAGGGTCTGGAGCAGTTGCAACAGCAGTAGTTAATAATATTGGACAAGTAATAGGAGTAAACTTAATATTTGGTGGATCAGGATATACATCTCCACCTTTTGTATCGATTGTGGATCCTGCAGGATGTGGAAAAAATGCATCTGCTTATGCAACACTTTGTTCAAATTCCTCTTCTGTATGTAAGATAAGTATAGTTACACCAGGTTGTTGTTTTTCGTCATTTCCAATAAGTCCTCCACTTATTAAATCATTTACAGGATCTCCAGATCCCATAGACATAAACAATAAAATAACTTTATCTTGGGATGTCTCCGATGCTACTAATGTTTCTCTATATGGATATCCGTCAGCATCTTCACTTCCATTAAAAGGAACTTTTGATTACACAATAACTTCTAAAGATGTTTCTTTTCCATCTGGAAAACAAGAGACTCAAATGCCCTTTACTTTGATTGTAGATAAAGTTTCCCCATCTTATGCTCCATTATCCGATAAAAGAACTATAAATGTAACTGTCAAGGATCCTTCTCTTGCTCTTGCTCCATCTGCCGCTCCTGCAGTTGCTACTGCAAAAATAGATTCGGTTAAAATAAATGGTAATAAAGTTAATGATGGTGATGTTGTTGTTCTTTCTGAAGGACAACTTGTACAGATTGAATGGGAAACTACAGATGCCGTTACAGTCTATACTGAAGAACCAGAGGTTACAAAGCCAGAATTTGAAGGGCAGAAAGTGACTTCAAATTCTTTAGATGGTAATCTATCATTTATTACTCCAAAACCAGCAGATTTTGATCCACTTTCATCATATACAAAAAATTTAAAAACAAATATTGCTGGATTAAAGTATCGTGAAAATGTTTTTAATCTTATTGCTGTACCAGCATCTTCTGCATCAAAAAGTACTAAATTTAGCGTTACACTCCAATTAACAGAACCTACTGCTGCTGCAGCGCCAGCCGCTGCATTACCAGCCGCTGCAGCAGCGGGACCAGCAGCTTCTACATATGTAATAATACCTTCTTTACTTGCTGGTGATGAAGGAAAAATTATTAATTTTGATGTATCAACAACCAATGTTCTGGACGGAACTGTCCTATATTATACAACTATAGGAACTGTTTCTGATGTTGATTTTACTGATAAAAAATTGACTGATAGTTTTGTAATAAATTCAAATAAGGGTAGTTTTTCTAGAGCTCTGCAAACAGACAGTCTTACCGAAGGTGTAGAAAATTTTGCCATTGAAATTAGAATAGGAAGTTCTACTGGTCCCATAGTTGTAACTTCGGCATCTATAAATGTAAATGATACTTCGATTGCAGTTGCAGCTGCTCCAGCAGCTGTTGCTCCAGCACTAATTCCACTAACTATTACTTTAAATAGTACTTCTTTTGTAAATAATTCTCCAATTTCAACTCCATATCGTTATAATTTATATACAGGAAAAGGATCTAATATAAGTCCTAAACTAGACTGGGTTGCTGGTGGTGATAAAACATCTGTTGCAAGTTGGAGATTATTATGTATTGATAGTACTTTAGATGCTTCAGGAAAACCTCTTAATTTTATTCATTGGTCTGTTGACAATATTGATCCTTCTTTTGTGTCAATTCCCGAAAATGGAGGATGGCCATCTGGAGTAGTTATTAATAAAACTGGATGGGATCCAGATCCTGTTAATCTAAATGGGTGGGGGGGACCTGCTCCACCGGATGGAGAAACACATACTTATGAAATTTATATTGGGGCATATGATAAAGCTGGAAAACTTATTACAACATCAAATGTTCTTAGATTCATTGCATCAAGTCCTGTAGTTTCTCCTGCTGCTGCTGGTCCTGCTGCTGGTCCTGCTGCCGCCGTTGGTCCTGCTGCTGCTGGTCCTGCTGCTGGTCCTGCTGCCGCCGTTGGTCCTGCTGCTGCTGGTCCTGCTGCTGCTGGTCCTGCTGCCGCCGTTGGTCCTGCTGCTGCTGCTGGTCCTGCTGCCGCCGTTGGTCCTGCTGCTGCTGGCCCTGCTGCTGCTGGTCCTGCAATTGCTAAACTTGCATCTATTGCAGTTCTTAGTACTGGAAGTGGATATAAATCAACTGATACTGTCACTTCTAGTTGTGGATTTGGATATGAATTTAAATTAGTATTGACACCTTCTGGTGGAATTGTTTCGATTGATATTTTAAATTCTGGATATGGATTTACATGTCTTCCTGAACTTGAAATAAATAGTGATACTGGAGTAGGAGCAAAATTTAGAGTTGATTTAGACTTCTTACCACTAGATCAATTTTTAGAAGAAAATAAACTAAAAGAAATTGATCAGGATCAAATTGTTCAAATAATAGATTGTATTACTAAGTAATGGCAAGACAAGCACCAGACATAACAGTTGCAAATAATTCACATTGTTTTATTCACTGTGGACCTGTTGGACCTGAATCTGAAGATGAAGGTAGAGATTTAACTATTATTACTTCCGCAAATAATCATGTAGTCTATGCAAAAAACGGAAGTAAAGTTGAACACATTCAAGGTGCCAGTTATGAAACATGTGGGCATGAAATAGATCCCCAACAAAAAGAAGCTGTTGGAAAAGCTATTTGCCTTAAAAATGGAGATTTAGTTTTAAATGCTGAAAGGGGAAACATACGCTTAAAAGCAAAAAATATATACTTTGAAACGAAAGGTGATAAGGGTGAAGGTAATTTTTTAGTTAGTTCAAATGGTTATATTGTCCTTGCCTCAACTGAAGAAGTTAGATTAGCTGGATCAAAAATTTGTATAAATGGAACGGCAGGAATTAATGTTGTAAGCGGAAATTTTATTAATATGTCTGGTGATATAAACAAATTTGGTCCAGTTAGTGCATTATCAACTATACAAAGTCTTCTTGCTGGTAATTGGGGAAGTTTAATTGAAGGAATGACAAATTCTTGCGGAAAAACTGGAGTGGCGTAAAATGGCATATACAGATAAAGATACATTTGGCATAATAGAAGGATTAAATGCTCAATTTGGAGCTGCTGTAAATATCCCGACAAATTTTTTTAAAAGTGGAATAGCAAACATCTATGAAGGATATTTTGGATCTGGGACTGGATTAGATTTTGCATCTTTAAATGTTGGTCCAAATCCAACTACTCCATTAAGTATGAATTTAAATGGACTTTCAAAATACACTGGGTTACATACTCAAGTGGGAGGTCTTGTTGTTAATGGATATGTTGATGTAAAAGGTGGATCTTATCGTTGTACTAGTGCATCAACTTCATTTAAAAGTAAAAATTTTTCAGTATCCTCAGCGGGAAATAATTCAATTACTTCAGCTAAAAGAAATAAACTTGTAGCTCCGACCACAACTATTGAAAGTAAAATAACCTCTATAAGAGGAATGGTTTTTGTTGATGGTTTAGGAAATTTAGCTGCTACGGTAAATTCTAAAAAAGGATTTGATATTCCTCATCCAAATAAACCAAATTGTCGCCTAAGACATATTTGCGTAGAAGGACCAGAATCTGCAGTTTATGTGAGAGGAAAATTGGTAAATAATAATATTATTGAACTTCCAGATTATTGGAATGGTCTTATTGATCCAGAAACAATTACGATTAATCTTACTCAGATTGGACATAGTCAAGACTTAATTGTTGAAAAAATAGAATGGGGTAAAAAAATTATCATTAAATCTGGAAACGGAACAAGTATTAATTGTTATTATCAAGTTTGGGCAGATCGTTTAGGTGAAAAATTAATTGTTGAATATGAAGGAATGACTCCAGATGACTATCCAGGTAATAATTCGGAATATTCAATAGCTGGTTGGGATTACGATAAAAGATCGCAAAAATGACAAAAATCAAACTCTACTACGCAGATAAACCACCCGAAGATTTAGTAGATCTTGAGGTTCAAAATTTAGTCGTTACTGGGCAGTTAGGTGGCAGCGGTCTTACTATCAATAACGGAATTTTAAGTGGTGGTCATATCATATTACGATATGCAGACCAAGCTGATTGGATTTTAGAAAATCCTACTTTACTTGAAGGTGAAGTTGGTCTTGAAGTTGATACGAGTAGATTAAAAATTGGAAATGGAACTAGTGATTGGCTCTCTTTACCATATATTGGTGGTGGTGGATCTCAAGGTATTCAAGGAACAATAAGTAATTTTCAGGGAACACAAGGTCCATCAAGTAATTTCCAAGGAACACAGGGAAGACAAGGAACTCAAGGTATAACAGGGCAAGGTGTTCAAGGTGTACAAGGTTTTTTAAGTAATTTTCAAGGAACTCAAGGATCACAGGGATCTCAAGGTATACAAGGAAGACAAGGATCGCAAGGATCGCAAGGTCTTCAAGGTCTTCAAGGACAAATAAGTAATTTTCAAGGATCTCAAGGAATTCAAGGAAATCAAGGATTTCAAGGAACTCAAGGATTTCAAGGTTCTCAGGCATCTCAAGGAACTCAAGGAAGGCAAGGAATTCAGGGATCACTTGGAATTCAAGGTAATCAAGGCGTTCAAGGTGTCCAAGCATCACAAGGTGTTCAAGGTGTTCAATCAACACAAGGTAATCAGGGTGTTCAAGCAACACAAGGTAATCAAGGTGTTCAAGGTGTTCAAGCAACACAGGGAAATCAAGGTGTTCAGGGTAGACAGGGAACTCAAGGATTAAGTAACCAAGGAATTCAAGGAACTTTAAGTAATTTCCAAGGAACACAAGGTCCGATAAGCAATTTTCAAGGTCTTCAGGGTAGTCAAGCAACACAAGGAATTCAAGGAAGACAAGGTCTTCAAGGAACAGGATCTCAAGGTGTTCAAGGAAAACAGGGTATTCAAGGAACAATAAGTAACTTCCAAGGAACACAAGGACTGCAAGGATCTCAAGCAACTCAAGGAAGACAGGGACTTCAAGGCGTTGGTTCTCAAGGTAATCAAGGTGTTCAATCAACGCAAGGAACTCAGGGACGCCAAGGAATTCAAGGTTCTCA